GGGATGGGTTCAAAATCGAGACAGACTATGGTAGAGTAATCGAGAACGTTGATGAACATCATGCGCTCAACTATATTGTTCAGAGCACTACAATTGATATGGTGCATGAACAAGCATATAAAGTTTATAAGCTTTTAGAGGGGATGAAAAGCAACATCGCATTTCTGATTCACGACGCTGTATACATTGACCTTGCTGAAGATGATCGGTATGAAATTTTAAATTTGCTTGACACGTTTAAGCAGACGCGTTATAATATGTTCAAGGTTAATGTCTCCGCTGGCAGAAACCTCGGGGAAATGAAAGAACTAAAGTTATGAAGAATAAAGACAACGTAATAAGCATCGAGGACTATAAGAAGTCTCTTGAACCAGCGCGCCGCAAGGCCGCCCAAGCCGTCCAGTCCGCACCCCATCCGACGCCTGAGCAGATGCGCAGGATGATCGAGGCTAGTCCTCCCCCGAGACGCCGTGTACAGGTAACGCCCGCGCCGCCAAAGCCGTGGTACCATTGGTACAAGGAGCAGCGATGAAACAAAAGAAGATATACCAGAAGCTAGTAAGAGATCGTATTCCCAAGATCATCGAGGACGACGGAAAGACCTTTGAGGTATATCAAGAAACCGGCGCACGTCTTAGAGATTATGCTATGCGGAAGCTCCAAGAAGAAGTGATGGAGTTTGTAGAGAATCCGTGTGCTGAAGAAGCGGCAGATATAATGGAGATTATGAATTTTATTTGTCATCGCCAGGGCATTAGAGAGCAAACTATCCTTGCCGAAGCGACCGCCAAACGAGTGACCCGGGGTGGTTTTGAGATGGGATTTATTCTTGATTGGGTTGAAGAAGAGTGAAAGTTATTGGGCTTGGAAAAGCCGGATGTCAGATTGCAAAAATCTTCTCTAAGTTTTCTCCCTATGAAACTTACAGTATTGATGCCCACAAGGATGCGGACATCACAATTAAAAAAAGAAAAACGCACGAGGAATACGAAAAGCACTTTCCTTCTCTTAAGAAGAAGCTGAAGTTTTCAGGGGAAGAGATTATAGTAATAGTGGGAGGGAGCGGCACAATTTCTGGTGCGATTTTAAGACTTCTAGAGCAGCTGCAATCTAATAAGGTTACGGTTTTATATATTCAACCCGATCTCGATCTGGTGAGCGAAACTCAAAAAATGCAAGAACGTATTGTAAAAAATGTCTTGCAAGAATACGCGCGGTCAGGTATGATTGAGTGTGTTGTACTCGTAGACAACCTACTTATAGAGAGAGGCATTGGAGATGTTCCTATCATGGGATACTTCGACGTCGTAAATCAGGCCTTAGTCAACACCCTTCACATGATTAACATTTTTAAAAATTCAGAACCTATCATCGGTAACTTTATTGTGCCCTCAGAGCTAAGTCGCATTGCTACGGTGGGAGTCCTCGACGTAGAAGAAGGGGAAGAAAAATGGTTTTATGACTTGAAAAGCGCGCGTGATGTGGTATACTACTATGGTATCAATGAGACAGACCTAAGAGAGGATACGACCTTGTTCCAGAAGATAACGAGCTATGTTAAGTCAAAGCTGAACGAGGGCGTTAACATTTCATATGGTGTTTTTAAAACCACCTATGATCAAAAATATTGTTATTGCATAAAGTATACTTCTGTGGTACAATCATATACAGAATTTTTAGACGATCAGGATATTAGCTGATCGTACTTTAACCCAACTATAAGGAGATAAAAAATGGGTATTAATTTAGATAAGATGAGAGATAAGCTCTCGTCACTACGCGGAGACGGAAACTCCTCAAATGACACATTCTGGCGCCCCGAGGACGGGGACCAGACTATTCGAATCGTTCCGACAGCGGACGGAGATCCCTTCAAGGAAATGTGGTTTCATTACAATGTCGAAAAGGGCGGTTTCCTATGTCCCAAGCGCAACTACAGTGACGAATGTCCTGTGTGTGAGTTCGCCTCACAGCTGTGGCGCGAAGGCGCAGACAACAACGATGAGCACAGTAAGAAGGTCGCAAAGTCCCTCTTCGTGCGACAGCGTTTCTTCAGCCCCGTGATGGTTCGCGGTGAGGAAGAGAGAGGTGTGCGTATCTGGGGCTATGGTAAGACTGCCTACGAGAATCTTCTGACTCTCGTGCTGAATCCTGAGTATGGTGATATTACCGATACCGAGACAGGCACCGACCTGCAGATGACCTACGGGAAGCCGCCAGGGGCTTCCTTCCCCCAGACAAAGCTTGTGCCTCGTCGACGTTCATCCCCGCTTTGCGAGGATCTCACGCCCGACAAGTGTGCTGAGCTTCTGGACAGCATTCCAGATTTTTCTGGTTTGTTTGAGCGAAAGACGGCTAAGGACGTGCAGACTATCCTCGATAATTTCGTCAACTCTCAGGTTGACGATCCCGAGACGGTCAGCAGCGAGACCGAGAAGTATGGAAAGACTACCGACGGCGAAGCTAACGCCGTTGATACCGCTTTCGCAGAGCTTGGCGCTCTTTAATAATCCCCCCCACAGGGAGGCACAGGGTTATCAGGTGTCTCACAATAGAAAGGAGTAGTATTTATGACTACTGAAACAAATCGCCTGGAGCAACTCATCGCCTTACTGGAAAGTACGCGCGAGGATCATAACAGATTCTTTGACCGCGGCAACAACGCCGCCGGTACGCGTGTTCGTAAGGCAATGCAAGAAGTTAAGGCACTTGCTCAGGAACTTCGTCTTGAAGTTCAAGACGCCAAGAACAGCGACTAAACTTTGAGAACCGCAGGGAGGCCCGGGTTACAGGGGCCTCACACTTATGAAAGGAAATTAAAGTGGGAACGATTATTAAAACCCTCCGCGAACTAAACGTTGCCGAGGATGATTATGTTTATTTAAATTATGAAGAGAGCGTTTCTGTCTGGCACATTACAGATGATTATATAGAGACGGCTCTAGGGGAAACCACCACTGCTTCGATGCTCGCAGGCCTCTTAGCATGCCCGGGCAATATCACGGTGCTTTCTCGGTATGAGGAAGACATCCTTGACTTGATGCGCGGGGAGGGATTGCTTGATGCCTATGAGCACGATGGTTTCTTTGAAGTGTATCTAACTGAAACAATTCGAGAGAAGGCCTATGAATATGATTTGCTCACCATCTCAACTGAACGCCATGATCATAAGCGCGGCGCATGTGAGGTGGCCTCTAACGTTAAGGTCCTCGCCGGAGAGCTGTATAACCTAGGCGACCGGATGGCAGATGTGTTCGTCGCAGGCTTTGATATTGTGGTTCAGACCAAAAATGGGCTCCTCACGTTAACCTAAGATAATGGCAAAGAGTAAATCAAAAGCCGGCAAAATTTCAATTGATGGGTTGCGAACCCTTATCAATAAAACTTCTGGCTTGGAGGTCGCCCACAACCTCAACGAAGCTAACCCTACTGAAGTAAAAGAATGGATTCCAACTGGCTCACGCTGGCTGGATTCTATTGTTTGTAGGGGGAAGCTTGGCGGCATTCCTGTCGGCAAGTTTACTGAGATTGCTGGCTTGGAGTCAACCGGCAAATCTTTTATGGCTGCACAGATTGCAGGAAATGCCCAGAAGATGGGGATGAATGTTATCTATATGGATTCTGAATCAGCAATTGACCCAGGCTTCCTTGAAAGGGCTGGATGCGACATAAGCGAACTCATTTATGTTCAGGCCCAGTCGGTTGAGCACGTACTAGAAACTGTTGAAAACGTTTTGAAGTCAGGAGCAGAAAGAACCCTGTTCATCTGGGACTCCCTGGCCATGACTCCAACCATCACAGATGTGGAAGGGGACTTCAATCCTCAATCCACCATGGCAATGAAGGCACGTATACTTTCAAAGGGGATGTCCAAGTTGACGATTCCAATTGCAAATACCAAGTCAGCCTTTCTGGTTCTCAACCAGTTGAAGACCAACATCCCCCAAGGACCAAATGCTCGCATCGTTGCTATGACGACACCGTTCATCACCCCAGGCGGAAAGGCCATGCATTATGTATACTCTCTCCGCATCTGGCTGACGGGGCGTAAGGCCAAGTCTGCATTCATCGAGGATGAGAGTGGCTTCCGCATCGGCTCCGAGGTGAAGGTCAAGTTAGAGAAGTCTCGCTTCGGCACACAGGGGCGCAACTGTGCGTTCAAGATTCTATGGGGAACTGACGCAGTGGGCATTCAGGACCAAGAGAGTTGGCTCGAAGCCATTAAAGGATCGAACAATCTTAAGCAAGCTGGTGCCTGGTTCTCTTTGGTCCATAAGGACGGCAAAGAAGAGAAGTTCCAGAGCGCCCACTGGATTGAAAAGCTTACAGATAAGAAGTTCAAAACTCGAGTACTTGAGATCATGGATGAACAGATCATTCGTAAGTTCGATACACGCGAAGGTAGTGCTGAGGATTTCTACGACGTAGATAAAGAATAAGACTATTTATAAGTGATGAAACTTATAATGGAAGGATGGCGAGACTTTTTAGGTAAGGCTCGTAAGAAGCTGAAGCCCGAAGAAGAAGAGAACGAACCATCATCGTTGGTAAAAGCTTTAATGAAGCGCGGCGGCCTAACAAGAAAACAAGCCGAAGTGATGGCAAAACAGCAAGTTGATCTAGAAGAAGCCGATGATCTATTGGCTCGCGTATCCTCTGATATTTCTAATAAATAACCCCTTGACACCGAGGCTCCTGTGAGGTATACTCATAGGAGTTTCATACATTAGGGGATACACATGAAAAGAGTAATGATCGTTGACGCCCTGAACGCCTATTTCCGGGCTTTTATCGTCAACCCCAGCCTCTCGGTCCACGGACAGCCCATCGGTGGCCTCAAGGGCTTCCTGGGCATCCTACAGAAGCTCTGTCGGGATATCAGGCCGGACACGGTGATGATTATCTGGGATGGCCCGGGCGGAAGTCGTAAGCGTCGAGAACAAAACAAGAATTACAAGGCAGGAAGAAAGCCCATACGCGTCAATCGCCAGACAGACCTGACCGACGAACAACAGCGCGCTAACATGGCTTGGCAACAGCTCCGGCTAATGGAGTACTTGAATGAGCTCCCTGTGGTTCAACTACGTTTTGACGAGGTTGAAGCTGACGATGTTATTGCTTATGCGACTCAGACAGAACAGCTTAAGGGCTGGCAGAAGGTGATAATCTCCAGCGATAAGGATTTCCTTCAACTATGCAATGATGAAACCGTTTTGTTCCGGCCCATTCAAAAGAAGGTTCACACTAAGTTGAACATCGTGGAGGATTTCGATATCCATCCCCGCAATTTTGCTATGGCCCGGGCCATTGCTGGAGATCCCTCAGACAATCTGAAGGGGGTACCCCGAGCAGGCCTAAAAAGTATTTCAAAAAACTTAAAATTTCTTAGAGAAGATAAGGATGCGACATTGCAGGAGATTTTCGATTTCTGTCTCGAGAGCGATTCCAAAGCTAAGTTTTTCACGAACGTTTTGGAGTATAGAGATATAATTATAGAGAACTATAAATTGATGCAACTATACGCTCCCGCACTTTCTTTGCAGTGTCGTGAAAAGGTACACTTCGCTCTGGAAAATTTTGAATATGATTATAATAAGACAGAGATCATTCGCATGATGAATCAAGACGGCTTTGGAGTATTCAACTGGGACGATTTACATGCAACAATGAATAGAATTTGTGTTGACAAGGCACTCAGAAAGTAGTATCATTTATGATGAGGGAAGCTATGAAATTTAACGGCCAGCCGGCTAACTTTTCTAAGTATGGGAAGTCCTTTCAAGAGAAGCTGTGCATGGTGATCTTAGATGACCGTCCCTTTGCTGATCAGATAGAGGAAGTTCTAGATGTAAGCTTTTTAGAGCTGAATTATCTTAAACTATTTTTAAATAAGATTTTTAACTATCGTAAAAAGTATGGTGTTCATCCATCGCGCGACATTATGAAAACGATCCTTCGATCGGAATTAGATAGTGAAAGCGAATTGACTGCCAAGCAAACCAGAGAGTATTATGTAAGGAGTCAAATCACAGATCTTACCGAGGTTGAATACATTAAAGATACCGCTCTTGATTTTTGTAAGAAGCAGAATTTGAAATCTGCGATGGTAAAATCTATTAGTCTTCTTCAAAATTCTTCTTTCGATGAAATTTCTCAAGTTATTAATGATTCCTTAAAATTGGGAATAGATAACGACGAGGGATACGATTACAAAAAAGATTTTGAGGAACGTTTTAAGCCACGTTTCAGGAACCCTATCGGTACGGGGTGGAACCTTGTTGATGATATTTTCAAGGGGGGCCTCGGACAAAAGGAGCTTGGCGTAGTGATAGCTCCGACAGGCGCCGGCAAGTCTATGGCTCTGGTGCACTTGGGAACTCAGGCACTGAAGGAGGGTAAGACGGTGGTGCATTATACTCTTGAGCTTCAAGACACCGTGGTAGCTTCTCGCTACGACTCGTGTCTCACTCAAATTCCTTTGGAAAGCTTGGGCGTTTTCAAAGAAAAGATTTATGAAGAGGTCCAAGATATCGAGGGGAAACTTATCGTAAAAGAATACCCTACCAAGACTGCTAGCACCAAAACTATCCGGAATCATTTAGACAAATTGAAGATGCGTGATATCAGCGTGGACATGATCATTATAGATTATGGAGACTTGTTGCGACCGGTTCGTTATCTGAAAGAGAAAAGAAATGAATTGGAATCTATCTACGAAGAGCTTCGCGCTATTGCGTCAGAGTATCGGTGTCCAGTGTGGACGGCGTCCCAAACGAATAGATCAGGATTAAACGCAGAAGTTATTACGATGGAGTCAATCTCGGAAGCATTCAATAAATGCTTTGTAGCGGATTTTATCTTTAGTATATCTCGAACTATAGAGGACAAAGCAACCAATGGTGGTAGAATGTTTGTGGCCAAGAACCGCAACGGCCCCGATGGGATTATCTTTCCTCTTTTTATGGATACATCGAATGTTTGTATTAAGGTACTGGAACCTTCGGCAGAGGATGAGTTGGTAGAAGTCAGCGTTCGCAAGCAAAAGGCGAACCTGGTGGAGAAGTATAATAAATTTAAGAAAAGTGCTGGAGGATAGAGATGTTTAAAGAGAGTGAAGTCCGCGGCGAGACGCTAGCTTATTTTGATGGTGATGAATTAGCCACCAATGTTTTCATGACGAAGTATTGCCTGAGAGATAAGAAAGGTAACTTTATGGAAAGGACGCCCGACGACATGCACCGGCGCCTAGCCAAAGAGTTCGCACGCATGGAAACCAAGTTCGAAGGTGCCAAGAATTCCTCAGCAGAGATTTATTCCTATCTTAAAGATTTTAGATATATCGTCCCCCAAGGTTCCCCGATGATGGGGATAGGCAACAGTCATGTTAACGTATCTCTATCTAATTGTGTGGTGGTTGACAGCCCCCAAGATAATATTTCCTCAATCATGGACTGCGGTAAAGATCTGGCTAATTTGTTCAAGCGTCGCTGTGGAGTGGGCCTTGACATCTCGGAGTTGCGCCCCGAGGGTGCTGTCGTCCATAACTCTGCTAGAACTACGACTGGGGCCTGGAGCTTCGCAGATTTTTATTCTTATGTCTGTCGTATGATAGGACAGAACGGCCGCCGAGGGGCTCTCATGATTTCAATGGACATTCGACACCCGGACATTCAAAAGTTTGTAACTATGAAGCATAATCTATCCAAAGTTACGGGCGCCAATGTTTCCGTTAAGATAAGCGATAGTTTTATGGAGGCGGTAGAGAAGGAAGAATCGTTCACACTGCAATTCCCAGTAGATAGCGACCACCCGGAATATACTTCGGAGATAGATGCTGCTGAGTTGTGGCAGGTTATCGTTAACTCGGCAACCACCACGGCTGAGCCAGGTCTCTTGATGTGGGACACCATTACAAAAAATCTTCCCGCTCACGAGTACCCAGACTTCAAGACTAAGACAACTAATCCGTGTGGGGAAATACCGCTCTCTGCCTATGATAGCTGCAGACTTGTATCTTTGAATTTAAAAAGTCTCGTAAAAAATTCTTTTGAGAAAAATGCAGACTTTGACTTTAATAAATTACAAGAAGTCACCGCGATGGGCATGCGCTTGTCGGATGATTTAGTAGAACTAGAACTTGAAAAGCTGGAGAACTGCCGACGCGCTGCCGACACTGACGATGAAAAGGAACTATGGACCAAGCTATATAAAGCCGCAGATGCCGGCCGTCGTACAGGCCTGGGGACTCACGGCTTGGCCGATGCGTTGGCTTGCCTGAATTTAGCTTACGATAGCGAAGAAGCCCTTGTAATCATTGAGAAAATCTACGAGACTCTACGCGACGCAGCCTATGAGGAAAGCGTTTATCTTGCGCAAGAGAGAGGACATTTCCCAGCCTTCGACTGGAACACAGAGGAAAGTAACGAGTTTATTCAGCGGCTCCCTGAGCGAATTAAGGAAATGATCGCTAAGTTTGGGCGCCGAAACATTTCAATTCTGACGAATGCTCCGACTGGTTCTGTTTCTATAATGTCGCAAACGTCTTCAGGGCTCGAGCCGGTATTCAGGAACTCATATGTCCGACGACGTAAATTGTCTCATGACGAACAAGAATTGGAAGCAGACTTTATCGATGATTTGGGAGATAAGTGGGTGGAATACGAAGTGTTTCATCATAATGCTCAGGCGTGGCTAGATTGGCATCCTTTTAAGGACCCCGGACCGCTCCCGGCCTTCTTCGTGGAGAGCGACAGCATTGATTGGAAGGCGCGCATTGCGGTCCAAGCCGTAATCCAGCAGAGTATCGACCACAGTATTAGCTCTACCATTAATCTTCCTAAAGGTACGTCGCCGAAGTTGGTGGGCGATCTTTACATGGAAGGGTGGCGCCAGGGACTTAAAGGAATTACAGTTTATGTAGAGGGGTCTCGTAGCGGAGTGCTGTTGGCGGATAAGGATAATATTTTCCCCCAACATCGTGCGCCAAAACGTCCTATTGAACTTCCCTGTAGTATTCATCACACCACCATACAAGGGGAGAAGTGGATCATTGTAGTGGGGCTTATGGATGACAAACCTTACGAAGTTATGGGAGGACTCTCTAACTTGATTGAAATTCCACGCGATAAGGCCGAAGGTATTCTAGTTAAAAACCCGAGGAAGACGATGAATTCTATTTACGATCTAAAAGTTGGCAAGAACGGAGATCATGTTATTGTAAAGGATCTTGTTAAAGTTTTTGATAATCCTAATCATTCAGCTTTCACGCGTATGATCTCACTTGGTCTGCGTCACGGGTCCAATATTCAATACGTAGTTGAGCAACTACAGAAGGATCGTGATAGTGATATGTTTAGTTTCGCCAAGTGTATCGCGCGAATCCTAAAGAACTACATTCCTGATGGCCAGACAGCCACCGAGAAGACTTGTTCAGAATGTGAAACTGAAGGTCTCGTTTATGTTGAGGGCTGTGTAACTTGTAAGAACTGCGGCTTTGCGAAGTGTGGATAGCAGATGATACAGTTTACCGATAAAGCAACTGAGCGCATGATTAAGGTTTTAGAAGCCGACGAGACCATTAGGGTTGCAGTCCAGGGCGGCGGCTGCTCGGGTATGTCATATTGTTTAAATATAGAAACAGAAGAGCCGGACGAAGAAGATATTTTACTTGACATTTCTGCTGTAAAGATATATATTGATCCTATGAGCGCTGGAATCCTAAAGGACACGACGGTAGATTACGTAGCCACACTACAGCAAGAGGGATTTGTATTTAATAACCCGGCAGCAAACACTACTTGCGGGTGCGGCTCATCATTTAGTTAGGAAATAATAATGGCATATTCTAAAAAAGTACTTCATCACTTCGAAAATCCACAGAATATGGGGTCGTTGGATAAAGACGACCCAAAGGTAGGAACCGGAGTTGTGGGCGCCCCTGAATGTGGGGACGTTATGAAGTTACAGATTAAGGTGGATGAAAATAACTATATTTGTGAGACCAAGTTTAAAACTTTTGGGTGTGGGTCGGCCATCGCCGCCTCATCACTGGCTACAGAATGGATCAAGGGAAAGACCTTGGAAGAGGCTGCCGAGATTAAAAATACAGATATCGTGGAAGAGCTCTCTTTGCCCCCCGTTAAGATACACTGCTCGGTGTTAGCAGAAGAGGCTATCAAAGCAGCGATAGAAGATTTGGAGAAAAAATGAATTTTACACCAGTTAATAATTACCTCTCGGTACGAACCGTAGAGGATACAGACACAGAAGACAGCGGTATTCTGTTACCACAGGATTATCGCGCAGCAGAGCGCCCGTTTGCGGTGGTTGAAGTAGTCAACTGCTCGGGCGAAAACGGAACCTTATGGGGCACCGGATTGCAGCTTGTGGTAGAGGCGCACATGCTCCGCGACATTCAGCATAACGGCGAGACTTTCACAGTCATCAAGGAAAACCATGTGATAGGTATGTTATCGGAAGAGTGATATAGGTGGGTAAGAAAAAGAAAAAAGTAATACCCAAACCGGATTATCGCGAGTACATTAACTCAGCAGCGTGGCGAAAGAAAAAGTGGCAGACTTACTGGTGCTTGGGGAAAGTCTGTGAAGTGTGCGGCAGCAATAAGAAAATACATGTTCATCATAATAACTATAGTTCCTTGGGGTCCGAACGCATATTCAGAGATTTAGTTATTTTATGTTATGGTTGTCACGCAGCCTTCCATAAAATAGTACCATCACGAGAATTAGGTAATGATCGTGTTGGTTATCTAAAAAAATGCTCTTTGTGCATGAGAAATGAACATAAACAAACAAAATATCTTTCTTGTTCTACATCTCGTCGCATAAAAGAACAAAAGGAGAGAAAACACAGGACTCTTCGTATTTGTGAGGTGTGTGTTGGATCATTAAAGGGTTGCCTTTTATCTGAAAATAAAATAAGCAATATCAATCAGAAAGAGCAGTGTATACAAGCAGCCCAACGAAAAGAAGCAAAAAGAATGAAGCGTTTATTGCGTTTGGAAGCCCAAAAAGAAAAAGCAAAACTGCTTCCTCCGAAGGCACCTAAACCTAAAAAAGCAAAACTGCTTCCCTCGAAGGTACCTAAATCTAAAAAAGCAAAGAAGCCCAAAAAGGCTCCTCCCCCTCTTGGTCCCCCCGAAGTGTTGATACGTAGAAAGTCATCAATATAAAATAATAACCTCTTGACCTAACCATTCACCGGTGCTATACTAGCACTATGATGGAACTGCCTCCTCTTAAATACACTCTGGACAACGTTGTGGTGGGGTGGCGAGAAGAGGCAGTCTCTTTCGCGCGCGCTCGGGGCTATCACTTAATTGTCAACAGCGAGCAGCGCCCCTTCTACTACTCCTTCGGGCTGCAGGATGTAAAGAGCAAATGGTATGAGGGCATCTTCGACTTGGGTCTTAGGTCCCTCCTTCCTATTCCTTTTGACGTGGAGCGAGTGGCCTTGGAGGATGGCGTATTAAAGGTAGTCACCAGAGGGAATACAAAAGTCTTGATTAATTTTAAGTCACTCCACTTGTTTGATTTAGATAACTGCGGGCACATGGGCGCAGAGCAAATAGTGGAGGACTATTCCGTACACGATATATTTGATGTTATCGCGGGCTCACAAGTGGGGAGAGAAATAGTTTTGACTCTCAAGGATACCTTTGTGAAGACAGTTAAATTTGTTCCGTCAAATCGTATAGACAGAAACACCTCAGGGGACTTCAAAGATATTATTACCACGAGCGTTATTGGTGCGGATGATATTAATAGCTTTGATTGCTCAGAGACTGTGGTGCGCATTCTTTTGGAGCGTAAACTTAAAGAACATCAGATTAAACAGCCCGATGGGCGCAGCTTGAAAGTGCGACACTCTTTTCGTCACAAACATAAAAACAATTTTCATTTTAAAATAGTGGATGAGATGGACAAGAGATTGGTTCTGCATGAGTAGGCTTACTATGCCTGCGATCGTGCCGGTCGCAGGAATGAATACCGAGTTTGGGATGGACTGGGATTCTTCCTTGATTCCCGTGAGCCCCAACTACACGGCGCTAGAAGCAACAGTGTATGAATGTCTGCATGCTGGGTGCAACTCTGTTTGGATTGTGGCCAATGATGACGTAGCTCCGTTGTTGCGCTATCGTCTGGGGGAGTACGCGACGGACATTGACAGTATTCAGCGAGGCAAGTTCGCGACGTTTGGAAATACCAAGCATTTGGAAGTTCCAATTTACTATGTTCCGATCCACCCTAAGCATAGAGACAAAGTAGATAACTATGCTTGGTCTGTTATATACGGTGCTAACGTAGCCTATTGGATACATACATTGTTTTCACGTTGGACATGTCCCGACCAGTATTACGTGTCGTTCCCTATGGGAATGATGGACCCGAAGGAGGTGCTAAGCCATCGCTCTCTCTTGCGCAAGAGTGCTCCCTTTTATTTCTCCCACCAGGGAAAGACGGTGAAGGATGGCTTGCCGGTGAGTTTTGTTCTAACCCCCACTGAGTGGCGGCGGGCTAAGAGAGTGATCACAACCAACGCGTCCTATTATAAGGCCCCCCCTCCGGGTGT